AGTATATTAAGAAGTTTATTACTTTATGTAATGGTAATGTTGATAAATTTGATATTGACAGTGTTGATAACGTGGCTATTAAATTAGAATTACCAGATGCGCAACATCACGCCGATATTAAAAATGGGTATCGTACTGTATTTAGCGATTATCATAAATTCAATGATAAAATACTAACAGATAGAACAACATTATACGGTTTCATGCGAAAATTAGTAAAATCGGTATTTGGTATTCCGCTAATTAGTCAAAAAATACAAGTCGCAGGGGTTCGCACGCTAAATTATTATTTACATAGTGCAGATTTACAATATCATTACAACATATATAAATTTCGTATGCGAGATAATGGGTATGATGACGAATAAAAAAAACAATATTATAATAGCCATTTCTCTAAGGCTAATTATTTTTTGATATTGCGGTGTATTTGTTTGTTTTTGGTTGTTTTTTTTGTTTACGAAATTACGCCGTTTTCACGTGTCAAGTTATGCTTAATTGCGTCGGTTTGTTAATCTATTGCGTTTTTCGGGATGTGTCCAATCGGCGTGTACTATCTATATAAATACACCCCGATTGGACACATTGTTAAATATTAACTTATACGTCATTCTAACGTCTCTAAGCATAACGTTTTTTTTGAAAAGTGTTTCAAATTAGTTTAATTGCAAAACAAAACAAAAAAGACACGCCACCAATAACCATATAACGCCATTATATTATATATAACCTTCTATACCGAGTGTTTCAAAAAAAAACAAATTACGACTTAGGGGATGCCATATTTTACGTTATTTTTGCAATTATTGAATAAGCCGCAGATAATGTGAGCCCATATAAAACTGCGGAAAATTCTTTGAGCACATAACCCAGCGCGACTGGGTTTTTAATAGTTCATTAGTTACGTCTTTATCGTAGCCGAAATACTTTTGTAATACGTACCTTATCTGCTGCGCTCCACCACTAGCCGGATAAATAACCAACCTATGACACTCATTGAGTACGGTACGAGTCTTTCGGTAATCCGAAATTAAATGACTTGTAATACAGCAGTAAACGTTAGCATGCCTACCCGTCTCTAATATGTCCTCTTTGAGTTTTTCAATCTCTTTAAGCACGTCCAGATTTCGCACGGTGTCGGTATCGTCAAATATGACTAAACAGTCTTCAAAGTCGTCGGCTTCATACTCACCCGCTAGAAATTCATCATTTAGCGGAATTCGCTTTAAATTTTTGATACCTTCTAACGACTCATCGCCATCAACTTTGCTAAATAAAATTACAGGGTTTTTCTTAAAAATACGGTTATATTGTTGTGCGTATGATTTTGTCCAGTACGATTTCCCGCTCCCGCTCGGCCCAGCGACATACACAACCTCTCGCGAATCTAAACTCGGGATATAATCGAATCTCTCATCTGGCGATAACTGTATACATCCCGTTCTCTCCTTCTTAAATGTGATCTTAATTTCTTTAAATAATTCTCGCATATCGGGGTCTTTAGGCTCAATATTAGCAATAATCGCACGCTTTAACTGCGCCGATTTAGCCACTCTATCGCGGTATCCGTTTGAATTTCTACGACAGATATTATCAATTACACTTTTTAATAAACCTACTTCTTCGGGCGTGAACGGCCCTTTAGAACTACTATTAGGCTTATCGTCGGTGTGTAGGTATATAATCTTACCATGTTGAGCCCCACCGTTTATGATGGCTATCGGCTTACCATCATCACCCTCAGACTTACTAAAATACGGTTGCATTGTCTCTGTTATCACGTAATATTATAGTGTTATAAGTCTCTAAAGCACAATTAAATTTATGTATCGCCATAACGCAACCATGATAACAAAAATTAAACTCGTCGGTTGCTATATTAATTTATTTTTACCAAACCCGCTATTTATGCCCATTTAAATAATAAAAAAAATAAAACATTACATTTTATATTTTAAACCCCATTAGTAATAATTATCTCTGTAGTCTTAGAACCGGCGTTTTTTATGTTAATAGCGCGTCTCGCCACACAATCAACACATTTAAAATTATTAAAGTAATTCATAACTAAATCTACTTTGTGATTGCTGAGTGTGAAAATCGCGCCTGTGTGGTGAATCTCATGAATCGCAGTAAATAGCGTTTCGTGCATATCTACCGTAAAACCGCCGTTTGTGTAATTAACAAATGAACCAACCGATTCGGGCGCGTATGGCGGGTCAATATAGCAATAGTCACCGTATCCCACTTCATTAATACTATCTTCAAAATCACAGCACCTAAATACTACAGATTGAATTAATTGACTACTAGCGCGTAATTCTGACTTACTCGGAAAAGACGGTTTTACGTAGTGTCCATATGCTGCGTTGAACTCACCTTTTGCATTTTCACGATAGAGACCACGAAAGCAAGTTTTGTTAATAAAAATGAATAGCGCGGCGTGTTTTGCAGTATTCAGGGTGGTCATATTTAACACAGTGTTGAATTCATCGCGGCGGTCGTAATAATACTTACTTTTATCATTGCAAGAATTAAAACCGTCAATATATACCGCCAGTTCATCATATACACTTCTATAATCGCGTTGAACCTGTTGATAAACATTAATGAGTTTAGCGTTTATGTCATAAGCGTAAATATCCCCACTAATTGTAATTTTACCCGCCTTTTTGAGTGAGAGCATCGCAAACAACACCGAACCGCCACCGAGAAATAATTCGTGATAATTATCCATATTAGCCGGTACATGTTCAATAATCTTATCGATAATCTGCGTTTTGCCCCCAATCCACTTAAGAAATGGTTTATGAACTGCCATTTTAAAAAGATATGTTTGTTATAATATCTTAATTTAAAATCTTTTGTTTATACAATATATGACCATTTCTTTAAGTGGTAATTAATACCGCATATTTAAATAATAAAAAAAATAAAACATTACATTTTATATTTTAAACGCCTAGATAATCATCCAAGATACCACAATATTAGTAGTGATAGGCGCGCCGCTGATATTGCGGACGCGAATTTTTACCTGATTATCCTCGACGTTACGAGCACAAACTCGGACACTATTCAGGATAGTATCGTACTGGGGATCAGTCAAAATCGCACCCGCAGAAGAGCCGCCGCCAAGCCATACAACTAGATTATTAGATGTATCCCAATTACCGTCCTCATCGTTAATAATGTAATCCTCCGATGTGTTAGCCGGTAGAGGGTTCGCTACGGTGCATTGAATAATAATTTCTCCAGCATTTCTAATACCTGTAATATCGGTAGCGGGAGGGACTGCTCGTGTATCCTGTTGTTTGTTAATCTTAAATTCATTCAAAGTTAACTTATCCGATACAATGCTATCCGCGACGTTCAGATTTTGCGAATCGAGTTCATCTGTCTGTATTTGCGAACCTTCAATCAGTCTCGCGCGAACTTCATTCGCCTTGTCGTTTGAAAGATTACTAATACTCATATTTAACACAGTGTTAAACGCTTTGCTTACAGTATGTATTATTATAGTATAATATTTCTCTAATTAGCCTTTATATCGTTAGTTAGTTTTAATACTACCTCATCAAAAGACCCCGCGGACAGTTTGCTTTTTAATTGCTTCATAACTTGATAGTACTCATCTATAGGTAAATCCCTAAACATTACACGAACTAAGCCGTGTCTGCCGCATGTTGCTATATTAGAGCCTTCACGCTGCAGTTTATGATGATTGTAATGGACTTCACCGTCTTTTTCTGCATGACCCAATAATAATTTTGTTAAAAATGGAAAGTGCATATTACGTTGTTTTTTAAAGTCATCGTTAATAAAATTCATCTGCTGATCCGGCTTATAATTATACGAATCAAACAATTCAACACGGTCGCCCACTCTAAATAGCGTTACCCAGTGTCCGCTATAGGGCTGAGATTCATATAATAGATATATTACATCTACATCACCGAATAAGTCATTTAAACTTTTATATTTGTGTACATCTTTATAAATTACTAATTTAGCAGGTGCTGCGCTATTTTTTAGCATATCAGAGCCTGTAAGTGGATAATCCATTGTAGTACTGTCAACACGTGTTAAGCACCCCCACTTTATGTATTATCGCGTAGCGATAATACAATCAGGTTTGTTTCACGAACCGTGAAATTATCTATTAAACAGACACAGTATTATATATATATTGTTTCTATTTAACTTACGATACGTGAAACTACATAATGAATTTTACAAACTACGGAGGTGTCCCCCCAGAAGATGACCATGTTATTTTAGACGTAAGCCAAAAGTATAA